GTTTTCCAACCGTTCGCCAATGTCAGCAATTTCGTTGGCGATTCGTCGTGCAACTCCCCAACCGCAAGAACGACCGAACCTGTCAGTTATCTGACCTCCGTAACGAGTCCCCACAGGGCAACGCCAACCGCCACGGCGATTAGTTCCCGGTATAGACAAACTTGGATCCCATAAAGCACGAACACCTTTTACTTCGTAATTAAAAGTGCTTGCTGTTTGTTCTGAGATGAAAGTCAAAGCCTTGAAGTTGACTTCGTTTTTTTGCATCTATTTTTTCTTTCGTTGCTTTGCCAGATCGGGCTTGATGAATGTCTCATATTGCCATCGTGGAGCGGTTCGTTTTATACCGTCAGCGCCTGTGTATTCCACGAGTGCCAATGCATCAGGAATAGTTCCCGTATCAGCAATAAATTTGAATGCACCTTCAGAATTTTTTGCGAAGTCTTCAATATTTTTGATGATGTTGTCTTTGGTGCTTGATTCTGCAAGCGAGTTAATCATCCGTGGGAATTTGCGTTTTTCACCAATTGTGAAGGGTCGTGAGCGTTCAATGCTGACCGTTACACCGTTTGGAGCGACGAAAGCGATCTTGCTCATTGACGGACCACCAAGAAGCGCTAAATCGTCTGCGCCTATGTCGGCGGGTAATTGAATGGCGCGAACCATTGCACCGTCAACCATGTCAGGGTTTTCGCTGAATGAACGAAGGACAGATGAAGGAACAACTGGTCGTAGGACTACGCCATCTCGTCGGATCATTCGTCCTTCGCCTGCTGGCGCACCTTTAAGCGTTGATATTGATTGCTGAACCGAAGCGTTGAACTTATCTTTTTGGAAAGCGCCAGTTCGTGGGATTTGTGCCATGCGACTGATTTGAATTGTTCGCGCATTACTTGGGTTTCCCTCTAGTACTTCTGAAAGATTTTCGGCTCTTGCTTGCGGAAGTTTCGGTGCCGCTGTCGGGCGCATTGCTCGTCTGATTAGTTCTAACGGACCTGGTATTTCAAATAGTTGTGCACCGCAAGTAGAGAAACGGTTGTCTGTGAATCGTCCACCAAATTCAAAACCAGCAGGGCATCGTGCTTGACGCTTACGGTTTGGCTTCAACCGACTGAGAACACCTTGCCCCCCGCCCGGTATTAGCGCACCGTAAACTCTTGAACGAATTGGAGAAGTCAGAGGGGAAATGTTGCCGGGTGTTAAGGCTGAACCAATGCCTTGCAATGCTCTTCCCGCACTTGAACTAGAACCAACCAACCCTGCTTTTTCTTCCAAACCTTCCGAGTCGTCTTTACCTACTCGGTATCCACCGCCACGCTTTTTGTATTCACGAACAAGCCAAGCATTCGCATATGCGGATGGGTAAACATTAAATTTCTTTTTGGCGTCCGCTTTAACTCGTGCATAAAGTTCGGGGTCTGTAGGGATATTTTCACTTTTTACTGTGAATTCATCAGACTTAATTGTGGACACATTGATTGGTTTCTTGTCTTCACGGGTTTGAGAGTTTTCGGCTCGTCGTTTCCTGTTTACGGCGGAAGCAATTTGCTCGGGGGTCATACTCATTGCCCTAGACTTTTTTACACATTTTGGATACTTGCCTGAATTTGCGTCCCCACGTCCGCAAGACTCAAAGCCTCCACCTTTTTTAGGGCGAGAGATGTCAACCCATTCTTCTTCAAACCATTTTCCTAAGCCACCGCGTTTTGTTTCATCGCCGATAAAAGTCTCCGAACCCAACCGTGATGTCCGTGATTTTACATAAAGAGTTGCTTTAAAGTTAAGCAAAGACCTGTCACCGTTTAATGGTGTTTTTCTAAGCACCGAACCTTTGGTGAAAATAGTTTTTCTTTTTGAATTTGATGGGTCAAAATAGGTTTCGTTGCTTAAGACAATGTTGGTTCGTTTTAGTAAGGTTTTTTCGCGAACAGATATACGCAGTTTCCGAGCAAAGTATTCAAAGTTTTGGTTGAGATAGTTACTCATTTTGTGAGGATTCTTTCGGATTTACGATTTCTGCTATTTCTGACGGCAGTTGAGTTTTCCATTTTTTAGCCAGCAAATCTAAAAGGTACTTATTTTCGTCATTTAAAAGATTCGTGCTTATATCATAATACGACATTTTTGAGGTGGCTTTTTCAATAGTCATTTTTCCTGTTGAAACAAGCCCTACATATATGGTTTCGGCAAGTTTCTTATCAGGGCACATCACCGCAAAGATTTTGGAGTCCTTTTCAAAAAGAACATATGGGGAGCCGCTAATACCCACGCTTGGGGCGATTACCGCATATCTCATACTATTCCCCCTCCAAAAGCCTATGGAGAACAGTGTCATCAGGGGGTGCGGACTGAATCATCATGTCAACCAATTTTTTAACTTCAATTTCTTGAAGTTCTGTCAATCTCTTGGTGGCACTATTTATTTCTTTTCTGATTGCGTACAACTCTTTTATTTGTTTATTGGAAATTGACTTCATGTCAAAAAGTTTTGGATCATCCACAATGCCATCTAATTCCTTGATCAATTTTGCTCCCAAGGAACTTGAGTCAATTTTTTTTAACTCTTTAAGAGTTTCTTCCGCAATCTCTATGAGTTTAGTAAAATTACTTTGACTACGACCGTGTCTTTTTTGCAGTTCCGTGTTGACAAAAGAATTACGGTATTCCTTAACAACCTGTTTCAACGAGGTGTCTTCCATGTTGAAAGGTTGAAGAATTGAGTCGTGATCCACGGGGATAACATCAATACCTTCAGCGTTTTCGCTTAACAAAAAATTGCTGATATCTCTTTCTCCATTCAACATCACAATGTCCATCAAGTGCATATAAAGCAATTTGTCGCTTTGCACCGCTTTCAGGTTGTCTGGCGTTGTTTGTTTTATTTTGCCGTCATAAGAATCAATTGATGAATCAGCCATAATTGAGATTAGACCTTTTTGAGGGTCAAGTTTCATAACTCGCAAAGCAGACGACGGGTATCCAAACTCCTCCAAAATTGCATGACCTAAAACTTCGGATAAAGGTTCATACCATTTTGATTTAATTACTTTGTCGTTCATGGCTTCAACTTTACTTCCACTGGATAGATACCTTGCTCTTTGATGTCGTCCAACTTGGTTCTGATGTTTTTGACAAGATCTTTCATATGATCAGAAAACTCTTCGCGCGACATAGGAGATGTATCACCCGGTTTGTAAGGGAATGGATCTACGCCGACTGTTTTACCTTTAATACCCAAACTCTCTTGAAACACTTTCGCCATGGAGAGAGCCTCGGTGATCGTTCCTTGATATTCCACGACATTTAGCACTAGTTGTTCGTCCGCTGGCAAATGGTCATTCGCCAATTGAATAGCAGCCCACCTGTGGTGACCGTCAACAACAAATCCATCACTTGAAGTCAAAATTGGGTCTTTCCACCATGCGGCTTTGGATTCCTTCAACCATTTTTCTCGCGCGGCAGTCCACTCGGGTGTTCCCTTTACTCCCCACTCTTTTTTAGCATTCTCGTAAGCCGAAAGTATTCCTTCTGACTGTCCATCAATTTGTGCGTTCTTTAATTGATTTTGGGCTGCGAACAGGGTTTTGGGATCCTTTGATTTAGGTTTCAAAGCATTACCCGGGTCGGGATGTGTATCTTCCAAGAATTGAAATAATTCTGGTTCTGTTTTAACTTCCGTGGAACTCCAATTGGTTCTTTCAAAAACCCATTGTTTATCTTCTTCTGACACATCCCCAAATGTTTTAGGTTTGTTCAACTTGCTTGAAAGTTCTTTATATTTGGCTAATTCTTCACCTTCAACACCGTCCTTTGGTTTTAGTTCTCCTCCAACAATACCCGCCTGAAACGCACGCATAGCGGGAGTATCCGCCCCTTTTGTCGCCCCACCGCTTTGAGGCATGTGTTGACGCTGAACACCAATGTTTTCGTTGCAAAACAAATTCTTTGCAGAGTAAAGACGGCATAGGTCAATATCGTGTGTTTCTTCAAAGTTTTTGAGCCAAGCCGCTTTTTCTTCTGGTGTGATGCTTCCAAGTTTTTCTAACTCTTCGGCTCGTTGCGCTCCTAGATCTTTTATTTCTTGTTCCATTTGCTTGGCACTGTTTTGCACCAATTTTTGTTGACCGTCATCAGGGATTTCAACTTCATAACCTAAAGCCAACAAAGCAACAGCCTCTTCAACATCGTCTGTTTGATAGATCGGATTGTCGGAAAGTACACTCTTTTTGCCTGACCGCGTAACGCCGTATTTATCTAATAATTCCGCATCGCTCAAATCGTGAAGTTTGCCAGAACCCATTCCGTCATCAAGCAAAGTTCGTAACTTTGATGCCGCTCCCTGAGCAACTAATTTTTGGGTATCTTCTCTGCCGAAACTTTCATTTGAATATTTAATAGTAAAAAGTTTGCCAGTTTCTCTGTCACGAAGACGACTTGTTCTTCCTTCATGAACAACCTCAAACCGACCAGTCTCAAGAACATTTCCGTCTTTATCTTTTTTGTCCATGTTGTCAAGAACTGCGTTCAAGATTAATTCGTCGGATATCTCGTTTAAAGGTTTACCGTTTTTAAGATGATCTGCCGCTTTTTCTGCGGTATCTATATCTTTGTTTACGGTTGGGAGATCGTGTGAAACATTTTTCCCATTTATATCCGCAGCACCAACTGAAAATTCGTTGTCTTTTGATTTAGCAACTTTGCTTCTACCAAGATTAAACCCACTTCTTGACTTGCGCTTGCCCATATTTTTTTCTTTGTTCTTACCTATGGACGCAATAAAGGCTCTAGCGTCAACGGAGGAGTTTGATTTAATTCTTCCCGCTATCGCTTCTAATTGTTCTTTTCTTTTATCCGAAATTTTTCCTCGCTTATGAAGCGAATCAACCGCAAAATCAAGCACATCAGCGCCACCCGAGTTAAACAAAGAAACCGCCAACAAAGCGCTATCTGTAATAGACCCCTGTCCGTCACCATACGAATAGTCAAACGCCTGCAAAGCAAGTAAGGATGCTGTTTTTGCGGATCCTTTAACATTTTTATCCGCCAAAATCCCTCTAGTACCATCTACTAATTTGTCCATCATTTTCGCTGCACCCCTAGCGACCTGAGATGCGTCAGGGACAAGACAGTTAGACATTTGCATGTCGGTAAATTGGTTTGCGTTTGGAGTACCGGGTGGACACCTTAATTTTCCTGCTGCGTCAACAATGACACCAGCGGCACGAGCGGCACGTGTACCAACAGAATTCAAAGAGGGGTTATCTTTTATGGTCGGTCCGAGATATCCCTTGAATAGAAGAAGGTTGTCCTGAACGACGGAAACAGATTTTCGGTATTCTGCGACTCTTTCGTTTGCGTCAAAAGCGCGAGACGATTTGATCATCGCCTCTCCTTATCAGTCGTTTGAGTCTGACGCTTTATTGATCGTTGACATTGGAACCACATCATCATCCTCTACTTCTTTTTTCTTAGAAGCCTTTTTAGGTTCCACTTTTTCTTCTACTACTTGTTCAACGACTACTGGTTCTTCCTTGACTTCAACCTCAACAACAGCAACATCTACTTCGGGTGTTACTACTACAGGAACTTGTTCTTGTTTTGTGTCAAAAACAAGACCTGAAGTGTTGACGGAATCAACAGGTTGATTCAGTTTTCTCACTTGTCAAAACCTGTCTCAATTTCAAGCATTTCAAGTTCCATCAAACTGCTCAAGAACTCTTTCGCTTCATCATCAAGAAGAACTTTTTCGTTTGGTTTCTCTGAATTCCAAGACTCTGGAATCATGTCGTCTTTGCCGAGTTCTTTGGCACGCTTCATGCAATGCATTTTTGCTTCGTCTTGGTCTTTTGCACGACCGACAGCCATGATTGCCATTTTCAAGTCCTCTTCGTCCTTGATTGGATAAGAGCCGTCAGCCATAGCCATTCCGCCCTTAGCCATTTCCATGCGCTCGTCCTCGTCGTACATTGCTTTCAAAGCAATGTCGGCTACTTCTTCGTCAATGTCAGCGGCTTCTTCAGGATCGTATTCGTCAAATCCAAGAATTTCACCGTCAACACCAACATAGACATCGTAAGACTTTCCATCAAGTCCTTCAATCTCTACGGCGTATGCGTCATATCCGTCAAACATATCTGCATCAACAGAAACGACTTCACCATCAATTGACTTTGTTGCAATAGCAGAAGCCTCACTGAATGAAATAACTTTCTGACCCGGAACTGTTGCTACTTCGCCGATCAAGTCTTCATTGAGGAGATGCCAACCCATGCATTCTCCGCTTGTTCCGTCAAAGTAAGCCTCTACAGGTTTTCCATCTTTGCGTTGAACGTCAACAACAAAAATATCAACTTCATCTGCGTAGCCTGAGTCAAGAACTTTTCCTGCAAACATGCTCTCAGCCATACCCTCAACTTCTAGAAGACTTGGCATTGTGTCTTGCTGTTCACATCCACCCGGGCATGATGCACAAATTTCCGAACCACCAGCGTAAACCCGACGCTCAATTGCGCAAACAAAAGCAAGATCGTCGTAGTCTGCCGACTTGACACCCATTGTTTCCATGCGCTTGGCGCGAGCCTTCTTGCGTTGCTCCATCATCTTTTCAATTTCGCCGTACATTTTTTCTTCTTCGTCGTCAAGATCTTCTGGCATGTCTTCTTCATCTTCTTCATCTTCTTCTGCGACGGCAGGCAGTGCTGGCTTCTTCTTTTTCTTAGGATTTGGCATTGGCATTTCTTCTTCTGCCATTTCCGTTTCCTCATGTGCCATCTTTGCTACTTTTTCATCCGATGCGCTAACCCATTCTGATTTTTCTTCTGCTACTTCTGGTGCAGCGTCAGCGGGTACGGCTTCTTCTGTTTGGGTGACAGCCTTTGCTCCGCACTTGCCGCAAACTTTTGAGCCGGGCTTGTAGCCACATTCTGCTAACTCCAAACCTTTAGCGCATTCAATTCCGCCGTCAGCCAAAAGTTTTACTATGGGTGTTTCGCTAGCCATGTTCGTGGACTCCTTATAGTGCATTGTTTTCGCAATGCACCGTGATGGATTAGAGCAAACAGAGCATGGCGTCAAGCGTTTTTCGCCTGACATCAAACACTGATACTTTGCTGTTTTTTGTGGTAAACCTGTTATTGAAGTATAACTCATAATAGTGTTTTGTTTTTGCTACAAATGGAACCAACGTAAAAAGGTTTTAATTATTTACATTGTGTCCATAATGTTTAGCAACGCATCAAACGCATCGTCTGTCACGCCACTAATTTCAACCTGTACACCTTCTTCCGTAACCTCCGATTTGATTTGGTAATAATCCAAAATTGGATCCAAAAGTTCTTTAACTTCATACAAACTGTGTTCTGTTGAAGAGATAAACAGCATTTCTTTTTCATCAACCGACAGGGATTTGGCTTCAATATCAGAAATGGCGCCACCCGCACTCAACACTTCTTTGAGAAGGTTGAAGGCATTTTGTAGTTTTGTCATGTTGCGTGAGTTGATAACTCTGCCTGCTTTGACTTCAATGTCTTCCTCGGCATCCTTGCCCATGAGTTCAGAAATAGCCGCCATCAACATCGGAATCATGCCTTGAGGGGTCATGCTCTCCCCGCCACCACAACCACAGTCATTTTCTTTTTCTGAGTCGTAGTAAGGCATTTCCATGATGCCACCCTTATCATCATCGCCTTCCATGATCCAGTTATCTTTGTCCGCCATGTAGTTGATGAAGTCGGGCTCTTCATTCATGAATTCTTTGAGAGCCTCATAAGCCTTTTCGTTGCCCTCGTCTTCGTTTTCAAACTCAACATCTTCAAGTTGCATTTCTTCTTCGCCCTTTGGCTTATCTTCTTCGGCAAGACGAGTAGCAAGTTGTTCCATCATTTCGTATCCTTTTTCCTCACTATCAAGGAAATCAAAGATTGATTTGAGTTCTTGTTCGTTGAGCGAATCCAAGGACTTACCCGGCTTGAGCATTGAAGCGAACCGCTCGTTGAACTCAGAGTCGCTCCAATTGTTCTTTTTCAATTTGCCACGACAGTTCTTCATGCCGGGGTGATGGCATCCTTCGTTCGGCCAGAGACCAGTAGTTTCGTGGTGTAGCCAAGCGCAAATATTGCTCAACGGGTAAAGTTCAGGATGGTTAGCAAGAATCACGCGACAACGACGGAATCCACCCGGCTTACGCATGATTGGGCGCCAATAACGGAGCAGTTTCTCAAGGTTCCCGCGACGCGGACCGTATCCACGGGTGCGGGCAGTAACGATTTCTTGTGGAATGATGCCACCAAGTGGGTCAGCCTTTTCAGGGGACTTGGGTTTTACCCCTGCTGGGACTTGTGGGTCTTGCTCTAGTCGGTAGCGGTCTTCAAAACGACGTTCACCGTCAGAGCCACTTGGCTTATCGCCATCAATATTCACATATACGGTTTGTGGCTTAACTCTTGTTGGTTCCCCAATCATGAACTGATCGTTTTCGTAATGATAGGAAACACGCATCGTGACTATTTCGCCCGCTTCTCCTCTGTGATCAAAAATGACGCTGTTTGGGTCAGATTCGCGAATTCTTACTGAGCCACCAAACTTTTTTGCTAAGGCGTATGGAAGGTTTTCTTTTCGTCCTTTTTCGGGCATTTGGGCATTGACAGCATCATCGTTGCCGTCTTCTTCTGACTCTTTGCGAGGCTTCTCTTCTTCTTCAGGCTTTTGTCTTGCCACACTGCCTGCCAAAATCCGCATCAGCAAAGAACGACCCTGTTCTGTGAGTTTGCCGTTCTCGTCACGCATCTGTCCCTTGATGCCCTCGTTTACGTTTTGTCCCTCAACGGATTTGATTGAGATAGTTCCAGTCAATTGGTTTGCGCCGTGAAGAACAGGGCTTGCCTCGTAGAGTTCAACTTTTTTTAGGACATTCGCTTGGCGCTTTGGGTCAAAGTCTGCGTCAAGTGTTTTGTAGCCGATAGACCATTCTTGTTCTTCGCCGAAGAAAGCGACATCAGCAAAAGCCTGTTTGCCTCGTTCTGACTTTAGGTTGAATTGAACCTTGGCGTAAAGACCGCCGATTCCCGCGGCACGCATTTTCATTGGGAGACGGGGATCCGAGGCTGGTACTTCGTACATTTCAAGAACTTTGCCAATGGGTTCATTCCAGTTGTGACCCCATACAACTCGCGGTTTACGCCTTTTCAGGCTTTCGTTGAACGCGCCCGGCACGATAATGTCGCCAACGGAGTCTTTGTTTCCGATACCAGCAACGAAACATTCAACGACACCAAGTGCTTCGTCAATGTTGAATTGACCTTGTAGCGCTTTATATTGCTGTGATTCAGATATTGCTGTTGGCATGATGCTCCAAAAATGTTTGTTTATTAACAATAAACTATTTATGGCACCAAAAAAGGAACACTTTCAGTATATTAGGGGTATTTTACTGAAACTACTCTCCGTTGAATCCAAAACGAAGACGACAACGACAGTTAAAAGTTAAAGCAGGAGGAGCGATTGGGTCGCCGGGGAAACGCAACATCATCCCGTCAACAACAAATCCATCACCAAAAGATACTGTTTTGCCTTCAAGAAACTTATGGGCACTACGAACACGGGAATCTTTTCGGGTTAACCAAGTCTTTGTAAAACCGCCAGTACTGTCTTTGCCTGCCAAGTACACACCCCCGTTGTAGGAAGATTGTGCTTCATGTTCAGCGATGTCTCGTTTACGCTTGGAAATAAGTTTTAGGAATATTGCGATCAAAGCCAGTCTTAAAAGCGTAGATTTATCCTCTTCGTTTTCTTCCATCAATGCAACAGCAATAGCGGCGGCGATTTCCTCGGCTGTGCTCGTGTTCGCTTGTTGCATTCTTTCTATCTGCTGTTGAGCAAGTTTTTCAACTTCCTGAGGTTCAAGCGCTACTTCTTCGCTGGTTCGCGAAGCAACATACTCCTTGGCGTCTTGGTAAATGGCGATAATGATTGGTTCCAGATCGTCTGCTAGTTGCTTGTTCCATATCTCAGGATCAAACACCATGTCTACCGTTAGAGCGCCACTTGCTAACGCTTTTATTCCTCGTTTGCCGAATGCTTTTTCCATAACAACTCTTTGTTGTCTTTCAAAAAGCCTTTCTAAGGCACGATCAATAATTTCCGTCCATCTGTCAGTATCGGTATCTGCCTTTGTTTCAAGTTCGTTGAGAAATTTGAGTTGCATCTCTTCTTGAATTTTTTCAAATTCCGAAAGTTGTTGATCAGGGGTGAGAGCCGCTGTTTCTGTAGGTGCTTCTGCTGGTAAGTCTGGTGCGGGGATGGGCGATGGTGGTGCAGGCTGAGGCATTTCCATAGCGCCTTCTTGCGGTGGGAGACCACCCGGCACAGCGTTTGGATCAACACCAGCCATATCAACTGGCTGTTGCTCTTCAGGTTTAAATGGCTTCTCCGTATTAGCAATCGGCGTAAGGTTCGGGTTGGAGAGAAGACTGTCAGCAAGTTCTGACTCAACTTTCTTACGACCCGTTGCGCTTCGGTATTCATTAAGACTAATTAAGCCTTGCTGAAATTCGTCCATCACATAGCGTTCACGCTCTTGTTTGGCGAGAATAAGAATTGGAATATCGTCAGTGTCAAAGTCAACATAATATTTATCGTCAAGTTCATCAAGTGCGCGAGCAAGGGTGTGAAGATGGGGCGCCATTGTTTCCATCCAAAACACTCTTAGTTCTTCAGAAGCGTTCGCAAAAGTTCTGCCAGCAGCGTTACCTATAACCGATTCTGGAACACCGAACGCGGCAAAGATTTCGTTCTTTTGTATTTCGCGCATTTGCGTG